TAAAGATTGGGGTACTAATCCATGTTGTGAGATAGCATTGAGACCAAACCAATTCTGTAATTTATGTGAGGTAAATGTTTCTGACATTGAATCACAAGAAGATTTGAACAACCGTGTTAAAGCGGCGACATTTATTGGAACACTTCAAGCAGGTTATACTGATTTCCATTACTTGAGAGACGTATGGAAACGTACAACTGAAAAAGAAGCGTTGATTGGTGTATCTATGACAGGTATCGGTTCAGGTGTTGTATTGGGTTATAACATGAAAGAAGCAGCTAAACTTGTTAAAGAAGAAAACGCAAGAGTTGCTGAGTTGATTGGTATTAACAAGTCGGCTCGTACAACTACTGTAAAACCTGCAGGGACAACATCTTTGACATTGGGAACATCTTCAGGTATCCACGCATGGCACAACGATTACTACATCCGTAGAATCCGTGTAGGTAAGAACGAAGCAATTTACCAATACTTGGCTATGTTTCACCCCGAGTTGGTTGAAGATGAATTCTTCCGTCCACACGACACGGCAGTTATTTCAGTCCCACAAAAATCTCCTGAAGGAGCAATTTTGAGAACAGAATCCCCATTCCAATTATTGGACCGTGTTAAAAAAATTACACAAGAATGGGTAAGACCTGGTCACAGAAGTGGTTCAAACACACACAACGTATCAGCAACAATTAGTTTGAAACCTGAAGATTGGGAATTGGCTGGTGAGTGGATGTGGGAAAACCGTGACTTCTACAATGGTTTGTCAGTTTTACCTCATGATGGGGGCAGTTATATCCAAGCACCTTTCACTGATTGTACAAAAGAAGAATATGAAAGATTATTTTCTAAACTTCACACAATTGACTTATCAAAAGTTGTTGAATTACAAGACAACACAGATTTGAGTGGTGAGATTGCTTGTGGAGCGTTAGGTTGTGAGATTAAATAATAGATAAAATATAAAAATATTTAAAAAAGGGTGGAGAAATTCATCCTTTTTTTATTTCACATAATATTTATCCTTGTATGTTTAATTGTGAAATATGAAAAAAATTGAAATGATTGGTAAAAGATTTGGTAAACTTATTGTTAATGAAGAATTAGGTAAAAATAAAAACGGACATATTAGGTATCTATGTCAGTGTGATTGTGGTAACATTTGTGAAGTTTTTGGTACACATTTAAGACAAAATAAAATCATATCTTGTAAATGTAATAATAGGGTTGATGGTGTTTCTAGTGATATGTGGTATAAAATAATTAAAAGTAGTGTTAAAAGACGAATTAAAAGAAGTAATTTGAAAATTAATATTACTAAAGAGTATGTGAACGAATTATTCATCAATCAAAACGGTAAATGTAAATTATCAAATGTTGATATTTTTTTACCAAAATCTTGGAGAGATAGAACGTATTCTGCATCGTTAGATAGAATTGATAGTAATTTGGGGTATGTTATTGGAAATGTTCAGTGGGTTCATAAACACATTAATGTTATGAAAAACTCATTTCCTGAAGATATGTTTATTTATTTATGTAATAAAGTTACGGAAAAAAATGAGTACAAAGAATTTACAACAGAAGAACTTAATAATTTTAAGTGGGGACTTAACACCAAGTACGAATCTTGATTTTTATATTGAAGATGGAAAATATGTGTTTACAAAAGAATTTCATTTAAAACGAGGGTCCTGTTGTGGCAACCAATGCCGTAACTGCCCTTTTTTTCCTACTCACAAAAAAGTAAATACAACTATATTTATAGATAATGGCTGATGGTAAAACATATGGATTAACTTTTCCTTTCGTAGAATCATATAATGGTAAGTATTTGGACCTTTCAGATTACCCTGCAGAAGAAATTAGAAGTAATTTGATTCACTTGTTATTAACAAGAAAAGGTACAAGATATTTTTTACCAGATTTTGGTACAAGATTGTTAGAATATATTTTTGAACCTTTGGATGGACCAACGTTTCAAAACATTCAATCTGAAATACGAGATTCTGTTGAGAAATTTATGCCACAATTACAATTAACAAATATTAATATATCGGCACCAACTGGTGAAGCCGCTGGTGCAACTGTAACAACATCAGGAAATGTTATTAATCCACAACTACAAATGACAAATCAAAATGTAACTGAGTATACAGCTACAGTAAGAATTGATTATTCTATAACTAATGATGTTTTTAACTCAAAAGATTTTATAATACTGAATATTTAACATAAATGGCTCAAAGAAGAATATCATATACCGTAAGGGATTTCCAAGCAATTCGTCAGGAATTAATTAATTATACAAAAACTTATTATCCTGAATTGATTGATAACTTCAATGATGCTTCAGTTTTTTCTGTATTCTTAGATTTAAACGCTGCTGTAGCCGACAATTTACATTATCATATAGATAGAAGTATTCAAGAAACAGTTCTTCAATATGCACAACAACGTTCATCAATCTATAACATTGCAAGAACATATGGATTAAAAATTCCTGGTCAAAGACCATCTGTGGCTTTGGTTGATTTTTCAATTACAGTTCCGGCGTTTGGTGATAAAGAAGATGAAAGATATTTGGGAACATTAAGACGTGGAAGTCAAGTTCAAGGTTCAGGTCAAGTATTTGAATCAATATATGATATTAATTTCGCATCACCATTTAATGCTGATGGTATACCAAATAGATTAAAAATACCAAATTTTGACGCCAACAACAACTTAATAAACTACACAATTACTAAAAGAGAAACTGTTGTAAATGGTATTACAAAGGTATTCAAAAGAGTGATAACACCAAATGATGTTAGACCTTTCTTTGAATTTTTCTTACCTGAAAAAAATGTATTGGGTGTTACATCAATAATTCAAAGAGATGGTACATCTTATTCTAACGTTCCAACGGCACAAGAATTTTTAGGTGTACAAGGTAGATGGTATGAAGTATCAGCACTTGCTGAAGATAGAGTTTTTATTGAAGACCCTACAAAACCATCTGATGACCCAGCAATTAAAGTTGGAAGATATATACAAACACAAGATAGATTTATTACAGAATACACACCTGAAGGTTTTATAAAACTTACTTTTGGTGGAGGAACAAATACTGCTGAAGACCAACTTAGAGAGTTTACGGCACTTGATGTACCGTTAAAGATTCAAAGGTACCAAAACAATTCAATGTCATTGGGTAATGCTCCACAAGCAAATACAACAATGTTTATACAATATAGAATTGGTGGTGGACAAGGTACAAACTTAGGTGTTAATGTTATTACACAAATTGGTTCTGTTGATTTCTTTGTTAATGGACCTTCTGATATTTTAAATAATTCTGTAATTAATTCATTAGCTTGTAATAACATAACGGCCGCGATTGGTGGAGCAGGATATCCATCAACTGAAGAAGTTAGAAATTATGTAACGTTTAACTTTGCCGCACAAAACAGAGCGGTTACAATACATGATTACGAAGCAATTATAAGAAATATGCCGGGTCAATTTGGAGCACCAGCCAAAGTATCTATTACTGAAAACAACAATAAAATTAATATTAATGTATTATCATATGATGCTACAGGTAATTTAACATCTGAAGTATCACAAACTATGAAGAAAAATTTGGCGGAATATTTGTCAAATTATAGAATGATTAATGATTATGTTGTTATTGGAAGTGCAGAAGTAATTGATTTGGCGTTAGACATTTCAGTTGTTTTAGATGCAACACAAAACCAAGGAGTTGTTATTTCAAACATTGTGGATAGAGTCACCACATTCTTTAGTCCTACTGTAAGAGGTTTGGGTGAAAATATTGTACTATCAGAATTGAATAGAATATTACAAACCGAAAATGGTGTATTAAGTGTTACAGACATTTCAGTATTTAACAAAGTCGGTGGTCAATATAGTTCAGCACAAACAGCAATGCCTTATGAAGATGCGGCAACAAAGAAAATTTCTTTAGTGGACAACACAATATTTGCAGAACCAAATCAAATTTACCAAATCCATTTCCCAACCAAAGACATCACGGTAAGAGTTAAAAATTACCAAACAACAAACTTCTCTTGATAATTTATTTTATTCATTCTTTAACTACTATTATAAAATAGTGTATAAACTATTTATGATAGAAAGTAAAAGGAATGTCCAAAACTTATAGAATACGTACAGAAGTTGGTGTTGATAGACAAGTCAATATAGAATTAGAGCAAGATTTTGACCAGTTAGAGATACTTTCTTTAAAAGTCAGAAGTGAAGATGTATACACAAGAATGTGTGCTGACTATGGTGTGATTGTAGGTCGTGTTCTTGCCAATGGTGGATACGGTGTTCCAAATGTAAGAGTTTCTGTTTTTATTCCAATAACAGATGAAGATTTAAATAATGAA